GAATAGTGGGCACCCGCGGACCAATCGGAAACAGCGGACGCCAGTCGATCCAGTACACTGCCGGCCGGCCCAAGGCGCCGGCGTGGCTGTCGGAAGACGGGCGGCGCGAGTACGTGCGGGCGGCTCGGTTGATGGGCGACACGCTCACACTGGCCGACATGGCGACGCTCGCGATGTACGCCGAGGCTTACGCCGACTTCGCCCGGCTCACCATCGAGATCCGAAAAGAGGGCGTGACCGTGGTGCTGACCAACGGCGTTGTCGCGAGCAACGCGAAGTGCGCCCAGCGCGACGCGGCCGCGAAGCGCATGCAGTCCGCGGCGGCGAAGCTTGGCTTTTCTCCCGTCGATCGCGCTCGAGTGCCGGCCAACACCAAGACGACGAAGGACGAGTTTGACGCGTTCGTGAAATGATGGACGACCCGGTAACAGCCTACGCGAAGCACGTGGTCAGCGGCGGCCGGATCGGCTGCAAGTACGAGGTGCTCGCGTGCCAGCGTCACCTCGACGACCTGGCCGCGGGGGAATACTTCTTCGACGAGGCCGCGGCTCGAGCCGCGATCGGGATCTTCCCGAAGCTGCGGCACTACAAGGGCAAGTTTGCCGGCCAGCCGTTCACGCTTCACCCATCGCAGGAGTTCATTGTCGGCTCCATCTACGGCTGGCGCATGAAGGCGGGCGGCGTGCGGCGCTTCACATCGGCTTACGTGGAGATGCCACGAAAGAACGGGAAGACTACGCTGTCGGCCGGCATCGGCGTGCTCGGGCTGCTCGAGGAGCGAGGCGCGGAGGTGTACTCGGTCGCAACCAAGGAGGACCAGGCGAAGATCGGATGGAAGGACGGCCGCGCGATGATCAAGGCGAGCGACTCGCTCAAGGCGAGGTTTGCTCTGCGCGTGAAAGAGATTCGCTGGGACGATCGAGACTCCGTTTGGAAGCCGCTGGGATCCGACTCCGAGACCCTCGACGGCCTCAATCCTTCGCTGGCTCTGATCGACGAGCTCCATGCGTGGACCAATCGAGACCTATTCGACGTGATCGAGGACGGCATGGGCGCCCGCGAGCAGCCGCTCATCTTCATTATCACGACGGCCGGCGTCATTCAGGACGGCATCTGCATGGAGCGCCGCACGCTGGTGATCGAGGTACTCGAGAAGCGCATCGTCAACGGCCGGATCTTCGGGGTCATCTTCTCGGCCGACAAGGGCGATGATCCGCACGTGCCGGCGACCTGGCACAAGGCGAACCCACTGCTGGGCGAGGCGAAGAACGAAGACTTCATGGCCGAACAGTCCACGCTCGCCCGCCAGTCGCCTGGAAAGCTGAATACGTTCCTCACGAAGCAGCTGAATATCTGGGTCCAGCAGTCCGAACGGTGGCTCGATCTCGACCAGTGGGACGCGTGCAGTGGTGATCTCCCGCCGACAGACGGGCTGCAATGCTCCGGCGGGCTCGACCTTTCCACGACAATCGACCTGGCCGGGTTGTCACGTCTGTTCCGTGTCGGAGATCGGCGGGTGATGAAGTGGACATTCTGGATCCCTGAGGACTCCATGCGCGAACGGGTCAAACGCGACCGCGTGCCGTATGACGTGTGGGTGCGGGAAGGACTGATTCGCACGACGCCGGGGAACGTCGTCGACTACAACATCATCCAGGCTGACATCCTGAAGCTGCACGCCGAGACCCCCTTTTGCGGGCTGGCGTATGACCCATGGAACGCGACCCAGATCGCGACGAATCTGCAGGGCGAGGGCCTGCCCATGATCTCATTCCGTCAGGGGTACGCGTCAATGTCCCCCGCGGCGAAAGAGTTCGAAAAGCGGATCGCGCGGAAGGACATTCTCCACGACGGCAACAAGGTCATGCGCTGGATGATCGGCCACGTCGCCAAGGAGGAGGACCCGGCCGGCAACATCAAGCCATCGAAGCGCAAGAGCCGCGAGCGTATCGACGGAGTGGTGGCGGCCATCATGGCGACCGGGCACGACATGGTGACGACGCATCAACCCGCAACCCCGAGCATCTCATTTTTCTAATCCAGCACCACCATGACCGATTACTACTACTGGCCGAAGGAGCTAGCCTACCAGCTTGAGCAGCACCGGAAGATCCGCCTCACCGTCGACCGCATCCGCGTTATCCGAAAGCAGTCTGAAGCAGACCGGGACGGGACATTCATCGACGGGCGGGCCACGGTTGACGGCTTGATGCTGTGGCTCAAAGATCATCCGGGATTCAAGGAAAAACCCAAGTCTGTCCGTGCCCGTCCGTGTCAGAGCATATCCGTCCTGTAATGTCAGATACCGCACCGTTGCGCGTGTGTTTTCCGGGAAGACGCTGGGGGCGTGGCAAAGACCGCGCTCGACTTGCTGGCCTCAGACCGTGCCCGTAGTGGCAGGGCGGCGGAAGCACGAGCCCACCCGTCCAGTGCATCAGCCAATTGGGCATCAATCTTTGGCGGCTCACCCACTTCATCCGGCGTTCAAGTAACGCCCGAGAGTTCGCTCCAGGCTTCATCGGTCTATGGCTGCGTGTCGGTCATCGCCGGCACCGTCGCCACCCTGCCGCTCCATGTGTACCGCAGGCTGCCGGGCGGTGGACGCGAGCGGGCCGTTGACCATCCGCTTTACAGCGTCCTGCATGACGCGCCGAACGATCTCCTGACCTCGTGCGAGTTCCGCGAGATGATGCAGGCCCACCTGTGCCTGCGCGGGAATGCCTACGCACGAATCGTGCGCGATCAATCTGGCACGGTCGCCGCACTGCGCCCGGTGCATCCGGATCGGGTTTCAGTCTTTCGCAAGGCCGACGCGATCACCTACAGCGTACAGGATGAGTCCGGCCCGCAGGAGATCTTCACGCCGGAAACCATGCTGCACGTTCGCGGGCTCGGCCCTGACGGCGTGCTCGGCTACTCTCCGATCACGCTGGCACGGAATGCGATTGGCCTGTCCATCGCGACCGAGAATCACGGCGCCAAGTTCTTCAGCAACGGCGCCAAGCCTTCGGGCGTTCTGGAGACTCCCGGCAATCTGACTGAGGCGCAGCTCAAGTCTCTGCGCGAGCACTGGGAGAAGATGCACAGCGGGCCGGAGAACGCCGGCAAGATGGCAATCCTCAACGGCGGCATGAAGTACGCCGGCGTCAGCATGTCGAACGACGACGCGCAGTTCTTGGAGACCCGCAAGTTCCAGATCCCGGAGATCGCCCGCATCTTCCGCGTACCGCTTCACAAGATTCAGGACATGAGCGGTGCGACGTTCTCGAACATTGAGCACCAGGCAATCGAGTTCGTGACCGACTGTATCCGGCCGTGGGCGGTCAAGTGGGAGCAACGACTCAACACCGCACTGCTCACGCGGGCAGAGCGCCGGGAATACTTCATCGAGTTCAGTCTGGACGCACTGATGCGCGGCGACACGACCAGCCGATACACGGCGTACCGGGTCGGGCGCGAAGGCGGCTGGCTCTCATCGAACGACATCCGAGACCTCGAAAACCTCAACCGCATCGAGGGCGGCGACTCCTACATGCAGCCGCTGAACTTCACGCGGTTGGGAGATTTCCAGTCCGACAAGCCCGACAACACGCCAACCGTATGAACCTCGAACGTCGCGCCATTGAAGGCATCGAACTCCGCGCAGAAGACGGCAAGCCGGGCGTGCTGTCTGGCTACGCTGTCATGTTCGACAAGCGGAGCCTCGACCTTGGCGGCTTCGTCGAGGTCGTGAAGCCCGGTGCGTTCACCCGCTCGCTCAAAAGCGGCGGCGACATTCTGGCGCTGGCTCACCACGACGCCAGCAAGCCGCTGGCCCGCCGCTCTGCCGGTACGCTCTCGCTGACCGAGGACGCCACCGGCCTGCTCGTCAGTATCACGCTGGCCGACACCACTGCAGCCCGTGACGTAGCGGCAGACGTTCGTGCCGGGAACATCAAGGGGATGTCTTTCGGCTTTTCCACGAAGCAGGACAAGTGGACCCGCGGCGTGGGCAATGAGCCGACGCTCCGTGAGCTGCTCGACGTGGACCTGCACGAGGTCAGCGCGGTGACGTGGCCCGCCTACCCGGACACCTCCGTTGCCATGCGGACGCTGCGCCAGTTCGGCCCGGAGCAGGAAACGGCACAGCGCCTCAATGCCATGCGTATCCGGCTTTTAACCATTCCGCTCTAACCCTGAGCGGCTTTCGTAAACTCAACCCAATACACTCGTGCATATCGTCACTGAGATGAAGCAGAAGCGCGCGGCCCTCATCGGCGACGTGCGCAAAATCCAGGAGGCTTCCGTTGGAGGCGTCCTTTCCGCCGACAGCCTGGCCAAGATCGCGGCCATTGAGGCCGACATTTCCAACCTCGAAAAGAGCGCGGAGATCGCCGAGCGCAACGAAAAGCGCGAAGCCGAACTGCGCGCCGTTCCCGAGAACCGCATCGCCGGCAATGCCGACGACAAGGAGTCCCGCGCCAAGAAGCACATTGAGGACTTCCGTAACTTCCTCGTGCGCGGTGAGCGCCGCGACCTGTCGGCCGACACGGCCAGCGAGGGCGGCAACATCGTTGCACCTCAGCAGTTCGTTGCCGAAGTGCTGAAGAAGATGGATGACCTCGTGTTCATGCGTGAGCTCGCCACGAAGTACACGCTGAACTCGTTTGCCAACCTCGGCGTCCCCACGATCACGGCCGATCCGGCTGATGCCGACTGGACGACTGAAGTGGCCGCCGTCTCGAATGACACGGCGCTCGCGATCGGCAAGCGCACGATGGCTCCGAACATGCTCACCAAGGGCATCAAGGTGTCGATCAAGCTGCTTGAGGTCGCGACCCTGCCGGCTGAGCAGATCGTTGCGGATCGCCTCGCTTACAAGTTCGCGATTGCCCAGGAGAAAGCGTTCCTCACTGGCTCCGGCTCCGGCCAGCCCCTCGGCGTGTTCACCGCCTCCGCTTCCGGAATCTCCACCGGTCGCGACGTTTCGACCGGCAACACGTCGACGGCCTTCACGTTCGACGGTCTCACCGAGGCCCAGATGTCGATCAAGCAGCAGTACCGCGCCAATGGCTCGTGGCTGCTCCACCGCGATGCCGTGAAGATGGCCCGCAAGATCAAGACGGGCATCAGCGGCGACACGACCTACATTTGGCAGCCCTCCACGCAGCTCGGCCAACCCGACACGCTGCTCGGGCGCCCGGTCTTCGAGTCCGAGTACGTGCCCAACACGTTCACGAGCGGCCTCTACGTCGGCCTCTTCGGCGACTTCAGCAAGTACTGGATCGTCGATCAGCTGCCCTACACGGTGCAGCGCCTCGTCGAGTTGTACGCCGGCACGAATCAGGTCGGCTTCATCGGTCGCATGTCTTCGGACGGCGCGCCTGTTGATGAGCTGGCTTTCGCCCGCGTGAAGCTCGGCTAACCCGGAGACTGACTCAACATGAGCCAACTCATTCCCAATGTGGCAATCGTCCCTTGCGTGACGGTTGCTGCCGGCGCTGCCGGCACGAGCGCAATCAACGGCTCGGTGATTGATTTCAGCGGGTTCGACGGCGGACTTATTGTGGTCAACACCGGCCCGATCGTCGCCGGCGCGGTGACCTCCATCAAGTTCCAGCACGGCGCTGCATCCGACCTCGGCGATGCGGCTGACGTTGCGGGAACATCTCAGACCATCGCGGACGACGACGACAACGAGGTGTTCTACATCGACGTGTCGCGTCCGACGAAGCGGTACGGCCGCGTGGTCGTTTCGCGCGGAACCCAGAATGCAACGGTTGTCGCCAATGCGATTCTCTACGGCTCGCGCCTTTCGCCCGTCACGCAGGCGTCCGGCGTGAACGGCGAGACCCACGTCGGCAAGATCGCCGGCACCGCCTGACCCGAAGTCGTTTAGCCCAACCCTCCGCGCCATGCGCCAACTCCGCAAATTGACCGACACGCCCTCCGAGCAGTTCTTGCTCGAAGCGGCGTTGTCGCATCTGCGGGTCACGGATGGCGCGGAGGTTCCCATTTTGCTCCAATACCTGGCAGCCGCTCGGGAAGTCTTCGAGCGGCTCACGGGTCGCGCTCTGCTGACGCAGACCTATGAGCTCGCCATCCCCGACTGGAGCGACTCGGGGCTCATTTCGCTGGACCGCAACCCGGTATCCTCGATCACCTCGGTCAAGTACCTCGACGCAAACGACGCCGAGCAGACTCTGTCATCGGCCAACTACCTTCTGCACACCGCAGAGGACGCCGCGGCGGTGCTCACGTTTCGCAGCACGTTCTCGGAGCCCGCGATCGCCGAGAGGCACGATGCCGTGCGCATCGCTTTCACGGCCGGCGCATCGAGTTGGGCATCCGTTCCCTATTCGCAGCGCCAGGCCGTTCTCTTTCTCGCGGCTCATCTCTA